TTTAAAAAGAACTGTAACGATAGAGAATCATTTATTTTATAAATAAATACGCTTGACAGCGTTGGCTGGTCGTGGTATGCTTATCGGGCTGACACAACCAGCATTTTTATAGGCTATATAAGGAGGAAATAATATGGCAATTTTAGAAGGTACTGCATATTGGGCAAGTATTAAAACTCCCAATACAAAGTTTGAGCCTATGTATACAGTCAATTTGATTGTTGATCAGGAAACCGCAGATGATTTCGCATCTCGTGGACACAAAGTTAAACAAATGGATGAAGGCCCTGCCTTAATCATCAGGCGTAAAGTTAACGGGCCTAATGGCCGTGTTCGCCCTGCGCCTCGTTTGTTAGATGAAAGTAAACTTGATGTAACTACGGCTGTTGGTAATGGTTCTAAAATAAAAGTACAGTATAATGAATATGAGGGTGAGGGTAAGTTTGGACCTTATATTGGTTTGGATTTACAGGCTGTACAAATACTAGATTTAGTTCCTTACAAGAATGCAGACGGTTCTGAATTTTTTGAAGACGGTGAAGAGTTTTAAATGAAAGTTACAATTGAAAAAGACAAGGGTGGTATATCTAATTACGAAACAAATAATATTAGCGATGATACAAAAAGACTAACAGCTAATGCTATTATTCATAAGGTTGCTGCCCTTGATATTGTTACTGAGGCTTTAAACTTTGCCAGTCAAGCCCATCGAGCATCCTTAGACAAGTTACTTACTGATTGTAAAGAATCACAGGTAGCCAATGGAGAAGAAAAACAATAGTGATCTGATGGTAAACACTTTTTAACCAGTTTAAAAGGAGACTATAACTCGCTAGGCATTTCTACACTGATGAAGGTCTTGAACCAAGGTCATGTAGAAGTGCCTAGCATTTTTTTATTGGAGATTATATGCAAACTAAAAGTAAATTTATTAAACACAAATTGCCTTGTCCTAAATGTGGTGGGTCTGATCCTGTTTCAATGAATGATGATGGGTCTGCTTACTGTTTTAGTTGTACAAGTTTCTTTCAAAACTATGAGGATATTAACGAGGAAAAAATCGTGGAATTCAAACAGCCCAAGTTGGGTAATACTTTTTTAAATTCATACACAGGGACATTCAATGAACTAACAGATCGAGGTATATCAAAAAAGACTGCAACTAAATTTGGTGTTCGTAGTACTATTCACCACAATGCTATTACTAAACACATCTATCCATACTTTAATGGTACTGAAATAGTTAGTACTAAAACACGGACAGTAGATTCTAAAACTTTTAGATGGGACGGTACACTAGAAGGTACTGGCTTGTTTGGAGAACAGCTTTATTCTAAAGGCGCAAAGTATTTAACGATCACTGAAGGTGAGTGTGATGCAATGGCTGTAAGTGAATTATTCCAAGGTAAGTGGGCTGTTGTTTCATTGAAGCGTGGTGCTGCTGGAGCCGTTAAAGATATACGAGAAAGTATTGAATTTGTAGAATCATTTGAAAATGTAGTCTTATGTTTTGATAACGATAAAGCTGGCAGGAAAGCTGCCCGTGATGTAGCACGTATTTTAAAACCTAACAAAGTAAAGATCATGTCATGGCCCAACGGATATAAAGATGCTAACGATATGTTGCGTAATAAAAAGTTCCAAGATTTTACAAACGCATGGTGGCAAGCTAAAACTTATACACCATCAGGAATCTTAGAATTATCTAGTCGTAAAAAAGAATGGCTTCATCGAGAAGTTAAAGAAAGTATTTCCTTTCCTTGGGAGGGATTAAATAAAAAGCTGTATGGCTTACGTAAGGGTGAGCTTGTTACTCTAACAGGTGGAACAGGGCTTGGTAAGTCCAGTGTTGTTAGAGAACTGGAACACTGGCTCATAAAACAAACCAAGGATAACATAGGTATAGTAGCCCTTGAAGAAAACTGGCTACGAACTGCTGATGGAATTATATCCATTGAAGCTAACGATAGGATGTACCTTACAGAGAAACGGAGTTCTTATTCAGAAGAAGACTTGGAAAGTTTATTCGATAAAGTTATAGAGAAAGGTCGTGTCTTTATCCATGCCCATTTAGGAACGACAGACATGGATGAATTCTTTTCTAAGTTAAGATACATTATAGTAGGCTGTCAATGTGAGTGGGTTGTGGTAGATCATTTACATATGCTAGTTAATGTACTGACTGAGAGTGATGAGAGGCGTGGTATTGATTCTCTTATGAATAAACTCCGTAGTTTAGTTGAAGAGACAGGCGTAGGTATGATATTAATATCCCACTTACGTAGGGCTGCTGGAGAAAAAGGACATGAAAAAGGTATCCAAGTATCTCTTAGTCACTTGAAAGGATCACAAGGTATTGCACAACTATCTGATTGCGTGATTGCCTTGGAACGAAATCAACAGGCAGCAGATATAGATGAGGCAAATACTACCAGAGTTCGGGTATTGAAATCTAGATATACTGGAGATACTGGATTGGCTTGTTCTTTGAAATACAATTCAGAAACTGGTAGGTTGTATGAAATTACTAATGAGGAGACATTTGATAATGAAGACGACATCCCCTTCTAAAGTTATATTTGATATTGAAACGGACGGATTAAATGCCACCAAAATATGGTGTATTGTTGCTAAAGAATTAGATGGTCCTATCCATAAATTTCCTCCTGATAAAATCGAGGAAGGAATAGAATTTTTGAAAGGAGCAGAAACTTTAATAGGTCACAACATCATTGGCTTTGATATTCCTGTGATTGAAAGACTATACCATTTAAAACTAAACAACAAGATTGAGGATACTCTTGTTATGTCTAGGCTATTTAATCCATCCCAAGAAAATGGACATAGTTTAAAAACGTGGGGTTATAGGGTTGGCTTTCCTAAAAAAGACCAGCCCGAAACATTTGAGACTTATGATTCCCGTATGTTAGAATACTGCGCACATGATGTAAGGCTTAATGAATTAGTTTACCAACAGTTGCAGACTGAAAGGGTTGGGTTTAGTGATACCTCAATTGATCTTGAACATGAGGTTACAGAAATTATAAATGAGCAGGAAAAAGCTGGCTTCTTGTTTGATGAACAACAGGCTATGATGTTCCTTGCTAAATTAAAAACTAGGATATTTGAAGTAGAACAAGAGGTGCAGGAAACATTTAAACCTCGTATGGTTGATGATAAATTAATAACTCCTTATGTTAAAAAAGACGGGACACTATCTAAACGAGGCTTAACAAAAGTAGAATACGAAAGTTTTAATGGCGTCCAACAAAAAGACTTTGAATTATTTGGAGGTAAAAATAAATATACATTTAAACCTTTTATGCGACAGAAGCTACAGCATTTTAATCTCGGTTCACGTAAACAGATCGGAGAATATTTAACTTCCTTTGGCTGGAAGCCTGAGAGGTTTACTCCTACAGGTCAGCCCATTGTCGATGAAGGTACTCTTAAAAAGATTAAACATATTCCAGAAGCAAATTTAATTGCAGAGTTTTTACTATTACAAAAACGAATTGCTCAACTATCCTCTTGGATAGATGAATTAAAAGATGATAGAGTACATGGTAGAATTATTTCCAACGGAACTATCACGGGTAGAATGACACATCGTAATCCTAATATGGCACAGGTTCCTAATATAGCCAGTCCATATGGGAAAGAATGCAGGGCTTGTTGGACTGTGCCGGAAGGATATAAACTGGTTGGTATAGATGCCAGTGGCTTAGAGCTTAGAATGCTTGCGCATTACATGAACGACAAGGAGTATATAGATAATGTTATTAACGGAGACATACATAAAGTTAATCAAAAACTTGCAGGAATTCAATCGAGAGATAAAGCTAAAACTTTCATATATGCCCTCATATACGGAGCAGGAGATGAGAAACTTGGGAAGGTGGTTGGAGGAAGCAGGGACAAAGGCAGAAGGCTTAGAGACAGCTTTCTTACCAATCTACCAGCACTTAAAACTCTTGCAGCAAGAGTACGAAAAGCATCTAAAAAGGGATTTCTTAAAGGAATAGATGGTCGTAAGATTTATATTAGAAGCGAACACTCTGCCCTTAATAGTTTATTACAAGGTGGTGGTGCGATTATTATGAAGAAAGCTTTAAGTTTATTGTATAATAAAATTAAAATAAATAATCTGGATGCGATCTTTGTAGCTAACATACATGATGAATGGCAGCTTCAAGTCAAGGAAGATCAGGCAAACATTGTAGGTCAGCTTGGAGTTGAGGCTATTGAAGATGCAGCAAAAGTCTTTAAACTACGATGCCCTCTTACGGGCGAATATAAAATAGGAGATAACTGGAGTGAAACACATTAACTTATCATCGAGTAGGAAAGGTGATCTTGCAGAATATTATGCAGTCACTTGGTTGTGGGATCAGGGGTATGACGTTTTTAAAAATTGTGGTTGTTCTGGAATAATTGATTTAATTGCAAGAGATTCTCAAGGACATACTAAATTAATTGACGTTAAAACTTTTCGTAAGAATGGTACAAGTGAAATGAATCAGGCGGGTCTTTCACAGCAACAGAAAGATGCAGGAATTCAAATACTTGGGTTCAATTCTAATACAAGGGACTTGAGATTTGTAGATCACTTACACGAGATATACGGAGAAAATAATAATGACAATTAAAAAACTAGACACAGTAGTTGAGGATATTTATGAAAAGATATCTGTACTTGGACAAGGAAAAACTATTGATGTATGTGATAAAGATTTAGATAAGTTTGCTGAGTTTATGAAGCAAGCACTTAAAGACTGGCTGACTCCTAGAGCTAATCGAAATCCATCTCTTCGTATGTCTAACATTGGAAAACCAGATCGTCAATTATGGTTTGATATGAATTCAAATAGAGAATCTAAGGGCATACCACCTCAAGTTATGATCAAGTTTTTATATGGACATATTCTTGAGAGAGTTGTTTTATTTCTGACAGAACTATCAGGACATAAGGTTACTGATGAGCAGAAAGAAGTTACAGTAGAAGGTGTTAAAGGACACATGGATTGTAAGATAGATGGCGAGGTGGTTGATATTAAATCTGCGTCTGGATTTGCCTTTAAGAAATTCAGAGATGGAAGTCTAGTTGATGATGATGTGTTCGGCTACATGGCACAGCTTGCTGGCTATGAATGTTCAGAAGATACAACAGATGGTGGGTTCTTGGCGATCAATAAAGAAACTGGAGAGCTTGCGTTATTCAGACCTCAAGAACTTGACAAACCTAATATACCTGCTAGAATAAAAACAATAAAGAAAATGTTAAAGTCTAAAACCTTACCAGTCTTTTGTTATCATCCGGTTCCAGAGGGAATCTCAGGTAATTATAAACTACCCAGAGAATGTCGGTACTGTCCTCATAAGTTTGAGTGTCATAAAGAATCTAATAATGGTAGAGGTCTTAGATCTTTTAAATATGCTAAAGGTATGACTTATCTGACACAAGTTGTGAGGGAGCCTAAAGTTGAAGAGGTATTAGATGCCTAAGAGAAAATCAAGAAAGATAAGACCTAGAGAAAAGAATGTTCCTAAAGGATATGATAGCCTTTGGGAATATTCTTTACACCAAACGCTTTTAAAGAACTGGGAAATGCGTGGAGATCCTATCAATTATATAATAAAGAAAACCTACGAGGTAGACTTTATAAATACTATTGAAAATAAAACCATTCTCTTAGAAGCTAAAGGTAGGTTCTGGGATCATGCTGAATATAGTAAATACATATGGATACGTGATGCCCTTCCATCAACTATGGAGTTGGTATTCTTATTTCAAAAACCATATGCTCCAATGCCACAGGCAAAGAAGCGCAAAGATGGTACTAAAAGAACCCACGCTGAGTGGGCAGAAAAAAATAATTTTAAATGGTATGGTGAGCAAACTTTACCAAAGGAGTGGAAATGACTATGTTAGATAGTGACTTAATGATTGCGAAAGGTAGACCTTATTCTTATACTTTTAATGAAGATAAGGGGCTGGATGTTATAAAAGAGTACATTGATAAAACCTATACAGCACACTATGGAAACGGACAGTATCAGGCAACTGATATGATAATTGATGCGGGACATGGTGAAGGTTTTTGTATTGGAAATATTATGAAATATGCCATGCGTTATGGAAAGAAGGATGGCAAAAAGAAATCTGAACTATTGAAAATTATCCACTACGCTATCATTGCTCTAGATCTAAATGAGAAACATAATGATTGAAGATAAGATTGGTCCTAAAGAATATTTAGGAATTAAAATTGACTATGATAAAGATTCCAAGCTGAATGATTTTAGTTTAAATAGTTTGAAAGATAGATATTTTTGGGAAAACGAAACACACGCACAAGAATCTTTTGCAAGAGCTTCTATATTCGGTGCAACATTTAAAGGAGTAACAGACTATGCGCTTGCTCAAAAACTTTATAACTACAGTTCCGATTGTTGGTTCATGTTTAGCACTCCTATACTTAGTAACGGGGGAACAAGTCGTGGGCTACCTATTAGCTGCTATCTTAATTATGTGCCTGATAGCAGGGTCGGTCTTTCTTCTCATTATGACGAGAACATTTGGCTGGCAAGTTCAGGTGGAGGCATCGGTGGATATTGGGGAGATGTTAGGAGTAATGGGATACCTACTGCTCACGGCAGTCGTTCTACTGGTTCTGTCCCTTTCATGCACGTAGTAGATTCTCAGATGCTTGCCTTCAACCAAGGCACAACCAGACGAGGAAGCTATGCAGCTTACATGGATGTCAGTCATCCAGAGATTGAAGAGTTTATTAACATGAGAAAGGAAACAGGAGGAGATATAAACAGGAAGTGTTTGAATCTACACAATGGTATAACACTAGACAATGAATTCTTACAGGCCGTTCAAGAAGATTTAGAATGGAGACTGGTTGATCCTAAAACTAATGAGGCTGTTAAAATTATAAGGGCCAGAGATTTATGGTGGCAGATAGTTTATACACGGGCAGAAACTGGAGAGCCTTATATAATTAATTTAGATACTTGTAATGAAGCCCTTCCTAAAAGCCAGAAAGATTTAGGACTTGAGATAAAACAAAGTAATCTTTGTTCTGAAATTACTTTACCCACTA